ACCAGTTTGTTCCTTGAGACATGGAGGGAGAATGTTAAGGGTGAGCAGTGAGTAGAGGTGGGGGTAGTACTGTAACCCCACCTTTTATAACTTCTGCTCGGATCGGGACCTGAAAATTTTCAACTCAGCAGGAGCGGAGTCGGGTCCTAAACCCGGGTCCGGATCGGGTGCGGATCGGGTCTATAAACACGTGGGTGCTTCTCCACCAACCCAAATGGTTTGGTGGGTTAGACCGGCAACTTACGTAGGAAGCAGACTAGCAGGACACGCATACGCTGCTTACCACACTTATAAAAAACCGTATCACTTTGCAAGAGCAAGTTACAAAGGAGCTGCAGGAATAGCTGCATTAGCATACGGTATGAAACGCAAATTCGCAGGAGGCAAACATGGTGGCAAACGTGCAAGAAAATACAGACCACGCACCACTGCAAGAAAGTTCGGTGGATCCGCAGGGGTTCTTACAACTCAACACGATGCACGTGTTAGTAAGAACAGAAAGCGAATGTCTAAGAAGAAATTGCGCAAAGTCAAATTTGAAAAGAAAGTTGACGCTGCAGTATCTGAATCTCGTGGATTGATCAGTTTAATTGAAACGTCCTTAGCCGATCAGACTCTCGCTGTCGGTTCTGCCCCGCAGAATTACGGAGCTATTAAACAACTTGTTGTGCCCTCTTTCGGGACAGCAACCGTAGGTGGATTCAGATTAGGCTGCTATGGTTCAACCGGAGGTGCCTCCGGTCTCAGAAAATTGATAGAGGAATTGTATGATCATGGTAGAGAAGTAGTTCGTTTGGATACGACGGGGCCGCCGTACACATCTTCTGGCGCAAGACGCAAGAATATCAACGAAACGGAGTTCTATGTAAAGTCAAGTAAATGCAACGTGGCATTTAGAAACCTGTATTCGCTACCGCTCTACCTAGATATATATGAGGTTGTTTCCCGTACTGAGATTCAACCCAGTACGTATCAAACAGCGCAGGGATGCTGGGATGCCTTAATGGGCACCGTGGATGCCTCATTTGCAACTTCAGGTAGCGGAGCTAAAACGTACGAAACGGCGCGTTCCGATGATTCAGGATCTACGCCGTATACTTGCCCAGAATTTGGCAAATACTGGAAAGTGCTAAAAAAAGCACGAGTTCAGCTCCCAGCAGGCGGTGTTATGAATTACATGTTCTCTGGCTACAAAGGAAAAGTAAACTACGCCAAAGACCTGACACCCGGCAGAATACAAGCCGGGAAATGTAAAGATTTGTTGGTCATACTATGTCCAACCTTCAATCCATTCCTCGCGGGTGATGTAGGGACTGACATGTTAGAGTGGCAAGTCAACAAACAGTATTGGGTGAATTGGAAAGATGCGCCTGGAAAGACGATCAACTACGCAATTAAATACCTAATTGACTAAATAAAACCCTAATAACCCTAAAACCCTAAACCCCTAAAACCCTAAGGTCCAGCTATCGCTGGACCGATCACCTAACCCTAACCCTAAGCTAAACCCTAACCCATCGCCCCCGTACGACCTAAAGGTCGACGGTGGGCGATCACTTTGTTGCTTAACGCATATTTATTAAAAGGAGAAAGAGAGAGAGAGCTATAAAAAACGAAGATGGTGAATGTCCCATCGGTCTTCCGATAGCTGGGTCCGGTCAGGCTCGAAATTGCTGAAGACAACGACGTGTGGAACGTTAAATTTCACACGCTTGACTTCATACTTAGTCGATAAAAAATAGCCGTTTTTAAACGACTCCATAACTTCATAGGGGCAGGACTCCTGCCTGCAACGTGCAAGGTCGAAAAAAACTATAGGTTCATAGTTGAAGCCGTAGAAGATGTCTGCGTATCTTCCGCCAGTGATGCAATAAGTTCGTTGATCACTGTAATGTGTTGCGAAATACGATTTTCCAGTATTTCCATTTGGGTCGCAAATCCATCTAATCTTGCGTTGATCAGGAGGGGCGGCGAGATATTCGACCAACTCTGATTGCCAGCCTGCACGGGGGGTGAGGGGGGCGGGGTTAACATTCCTCTCGAATGCGGCCTTGCGTATACGGTCGCAAAATCTAGGATATTTGGCATAAACGTCAGCGAATTCTTCGAACAAAATTTCTTCTGTAACCTCGGCCGTGCGCGAGTAAGTTACTAATTTTTGGATGTCCGATCTCGTACCTCGGGCTCTCATTGTGCCGTATTCGTAAGGACCTCCAGTTCGGCTATCCTCCTTTGTACAATATGCCTTGTTCTGTTCCGGAGTTCCAGCGGCACGTTCAACATGGCAACGATTTCCAACAATTGCCTTAATTCCAGCAATTCTCTTTCTAGATACAACTTGAATATAGCCTTGTACATGAGGAGTTCCTTGTTCTCCTGTCTCTTCTTGGAAAACCAAGTAAACAACTTGAGCATCGTCTTGCAGAGATTTCAGATGATCTAATTCTATGGGAGAATAATTATTTAACGTAAAACACCAGTTTGTTCCTTGAGACATGGAGGGAGAATGTTAAGGGTGAGCAGTGAGTAGAGGTGGGGGTAGTACTGTA